GTTGTCATTCGGGGAGGAAGGAAGCCTTGCGTAGTAGATGCCACATCTAAAATTGCGGATGCGTTAGGGGTGTTGTTATTGATCCCGACATTACCTGATTCTGCAACCCTTACCCTCTCTTGGTTATTTGTATATAATGCGAAGGGATGATTAGTTTCCGTACCAACAAGTCCAAGCGTTGAAACTATCTGCAATTTTGCAGATACCGTCCCGTTTGTTGCCCTTATTTGCCCATTTGTATTTGTTGCAATTATATTCCCCGATACTTGGAGCTTATAGTCCCCGGCATCGGTGGTGGTGTTTAAGAGGAGTTCGCCGTCTGCTGAAATTCTTGCTCGTTCAGGTGGTGTATTCGGTGTTGCTGATGGAATGTCTTGAGTATGAAAAGTTAATATACCCCTTCTTGTTGATTTTATTTGAGATGATACATTTGCCCCTGAACGAACACCAGTGAATGAAATAGCCATTGCTGCTGCATCAGCAGCAGATGAGTTATGCAATATTAATTCAGGGCCAATTCCTGATGCGTTTCCAACTTCTACATCAATGTATTTTAATCCGTTTGATATTGCTGGACTTGATGCCCCAAGCAATACATTGCCCGTACTTGTATTACCTATTACAATATTTCCTGAACTTGCTGCTAATGCTGCGCCAAGCGTATTATACACCGCTCCATTTACTTGCAATGTATATGCTCCGGCATCACTTGTTGTTGCTATTAAAACCTGCGTTCCATCGTCAATAATTTGACTATTACCCACCGTGCGAGTATCTGTAAATTTCGGCACATAGTTAGTTGTACCGCTTCCACTAATCTCTAAAGCGGCCAATGAATCTAACCCCTTCTGCCGCCACGCCCTTGTTGAAAGTTGCAAGGTATCCGCTGAAATCGTCCCCGTTGTCGTTATAGTGCCGCCCGATAAACCGTAACCCGTTGCCACTGATGTCACCGTTCCCGTCGATATTGCGGATTTCTTTATCACCCCGTTCACGTCAGCGGTTAGCATATTAATTGGTGATGCAATCGAATCAATCGTAGTTGCCCTTATGCGACCATTCACGTGCAATCTTTCGGTTGGCAATACTCCGATGCCGACATTCCCGAATGTGTCAATAGTGGCACGTATGTTGGTGTCTATGGCAAATTGTATCGGTGCTACGTAACCACTCGCAAATATGGCTGCGTTAGGTCTGCTATTAGGCACCAACCCGCCACCCGTTGACCTCTCCGCGCCCATGTATGCCCATCCCGTAGTATTGAACACCTGCGCGTAAACCTCCGATGATGTCAAACGATATACGCTTAATCCCACCGGATCATTTGAACTTATGTCGATTTTCCCCTTTGTGTATATGTTGCCGTTTGATTGCAGTTTGTAATCCCCAACGTCAGACGTAGTGTTCAAAAGTATCTCCGTGCCATTATCGTATGCGATACTATTGCCTATTGATGATGTCCCGGTTGCCTTCGGGATGTAATTCGTCGTAAGCGTTCCGGATATGTTCCCCGATGCAATTGATGCAACCGAATCAATTCCTTTTTGAACCCTTGCTCGTGTTGCCATTGCTGACGTGTCAACGCTTAACGATTGACCGGATTTCGTAAGACCATTCCCGGCATGACGGATGTAGTTGGTGAGCATCGAAGATGTGTCGGAAATATTTACCTTCACATTTATACGATTACTTAAAAATGTAGTGTCTGATTCTTTTAAGTAGGGAGATAGCATCGCGGTCGTATCCGCATCGCGGAGGTATGGCAACAACATTGCAGCCGTGTCGATATGAACGCCTAATCTGCGCCATTGGAAACCCGTCCAATAATACACGGATGAATCTGAAATTTGATAACGAACCGCGCCGGAATCCGTCGGTAACTTTTGACGCTTCGGGAGGTACAAAATCGAATCCGTCCGAAAGTTTCCACGCGATACCACGGTCGTCGTCGGTGCGCCAATTGTCTGAATGGTTTGCGATTGAGCGGTCGCGAACAATGTCGCGAGAATGATGAGTATTCGTTTCATATTTTTATAACGAGTGCTTGTATTTTTTCGCCCAATGCGAGCGCGGTTGAAAATGTGATTGTGTCGCCCGTTTGAGTGTGATATGATGAGCCATCGCCCGGATTCGCCCAATCGGATAAAATGGAGTTACGATACAACCATACCGTTGCATCCTCGAAATCCGCATCCGTCCATGTCGTATCGCCGTCTCCCGGGAAACCAACGTCGCCAACGATGAACCGCTTTTTCACGGTTCCGATATTCGCCGAGATGAACGCAATGATATCCGCGATATTCGCTTTGTATGAATACCCTGTAAGCGGATCTCCGACGATCATTAAGTCCGTCAGCGTCGGCGTTCGTTCATCGAGTTGGTTAATTCTTTTCGTCAGCATCCCTTAAAATATAAAGTCGCTCGGAACTTGACAACGATCGGCGGCATACGGTACGTCGATCAATACGCGCGCGGTAACCCCGGCGAGCAGATCGGGCGTCGTATCGGTTATGAAAGTGATGTCGCTCGAATTACCGACGGTGAACTCGAATCCCGGATACCTTAATTGTGCGATGATGTCTTGCGCCACCGATAACATTTGCGACTGAATCTCCCGTTCGTTCTCCAGATCGGCGACAAGTCGATCAATGAAGAACATTTGAAACGGTATCGACATTGATCCAATCGCAAGTGATCCGGTCGTGGCGTCGAACGTGAGCAAAGGATACTTAACGTCGCCGATTGCGAGGCGATCCATTACCGCGCCGTTGAACGTCGTCTCGATCATTTCGTGAGATTCCCCGAGCCGTTGTATCGTGTCGATCACTTGTTTTAACGTCATCGCTTTCAATTTTACGCAAGTATGCCCGGAGGCGTTCTTGGTTCTTTACGGAATATGTTTTGTTCCCCTTCATTAATCGCAACAATTCGGGGAGTCCCCTTGGTACTTTTGTTCGTAGGTTTTCGGGCAATGTTTGTCGTGGCCGAGATATACGGTTGATGTGTAAACTTGCCGCTCGGGTTGGATGATATCGACGCCCGTTCCCGGATTGATGTACTCCTGAAAATATACCCCTTTCGATGCGGTTTCCTTGACGTACAATATCATCCGGTTTGCGTAAAATTCCGCCCGTGCTTTGTAGCGGTTCGCGACCTCAATCAACTCCTGAACGTTCGGCTCGGATTGGTTTGCGTCCGTTTTCCGGATTACCCCTTTATTGTAGAATTGAAACGACATCCCCATCGGTAGTTCGGCGAGCGTGTAATAAACCAATGCCGGGGTGATGTACGTATCCAATAGATCTTGCTCCTTGTCGGTGAGGTTGTTATTCTCGATGCCATCTTGAAGGCGTGTGTAAAGACCCGTCCCCAATGCCGGATGAATGAACATATCTTGCGCCGTCATTATTTCCGGATTCACTAATTTCTCGTCAACGTTGGCGTGCAATCCGGTGCGCTCCTTAATCGTGGCCGGGGATATGAAAAGTATTTTCCTCATGTCATTTCTTTTTGCGGATTACAACATTGGATCTCCATTCATGGCGACATGAAGGCGACGCGGGTTTCCCGACACCTTGCCCCCACCATCCGCCACCGCGGTCGAAAACGGAGTATCCGAGGCGTTGGGATAATGTTTCGATTTCTCGGCGTGTCCAATACCGATCCAGATCCATCAATTTAACGCAGAACGGACGCGATGGATGTTCTTCGGTGTTTCTTTGCGTTGTCGGAACTTCCGATTTCCATTCGTATGAATACCGGATCTCAAACCGTGTGCGTGATGGTTCGTCCACGATTTCACTCACCGGGCGCGTAGGGCGAAATCCTCCGCCCTTTCCGGTCGCTAAAACTTCCATATCGACCATTTTCTTAATCCGCGCCTCAACGTCCGTGAGCGGCCTCCTAATCGCTTTGGCGATGTCCGCCGGAGGTGTGAGCGGTTGGCGTTGTAAGATCTCGAGGATCTTAACGTCGTCCGCTTCGGTGATGTCCGCGAATTTCAGCGGCGAAGATTGTACGATGTCAAAATTCTCGCGGTGTTCACCATATTCCCGGAACGCGGCGATTGTATCGTCAAGCGACAAATATTCGTCAAATTGTTCCTCCGCGCCGATCATCGTGTTCACTTCCTCGTCGCTCAATCCATACCCACTTCGCAGCATCATTGATGCTTGTTCGCGTGTGATCTTTCCCTTGGAAAACTCCCGGACAATCCGCGTCATTTGTTGCCATTGACGGCCGCTCATGCTGCGGAGGTTATCATTCACCGTTTCGGAACTTTGAGCGGCGGGAAGGGCGGTTTCCGTCGGCGTGGGAGCGGTTATGTACTTCGATTCGTCAATGCCCGCTTTTTCGAGTATCCACTCACGCGGAGCGACTTGTGTAATCGCCGCCTCGGACAATTCAAGCGCGATCGGTTCAACGGGGATTATCTCGAGTTCGGATGAAGATCCGGAATACGAAAGCAGCCGCGTGAATACCCCTTCGAGATATTGCTGCTTATCGTTGACGTAAGTATTTTTAAAAATTTCGTAGGCATCCCGCATCTGCGAACGTGTGCCGAGTTGGCCGGGTTCCTGAATGCCAAATAATGTCGGCGTTGTGATTTGATGTCCCGCGAAAATGTTTTGTTGGATGATTGTGTCGACACGCCCGAAATCTTCTTTCGTCAAGTCGCTCGCGCCCAGATCCTCGACAAGCGGCTTTTGTGCCACATTGTCGACGAACGAGATCATAAATTTTTTTCCGTCCGACCCTCCGAAGGTATCACGAAAACGACGATCGAGGTTCCTTTGTTCTTCAACGGGCGGAGTGCCGTTCGGCAGCGTGATTAGTTTGGAGGCGTTGAACCCGGTTTGCGCGTTGCCGAGTACGTGCTTCGATACCTCGATGTCGGATTCGATGTAGTTCAACGCGCCCAAATATCCCGGCAAGGCGTAAGCGTCCAACCCCGGTCGATATTCTTTGATATAAAGGATCTGGCGGCCTTCCGGTTGTTTTGGATTGAAAGCGGGAATCGTGTCGATCTTACCGCGACGATCGCGCCATCCGTCCGCCTTGTACCAAAATGAGGTGTTATCCGTTGAGGTACGAACTTTCGTGTAATCGATGTGCGACATGGACGCGATCGATCCGCCGACAACAGACCAGACGATGTCGAGGTATGCACCCCCGAAAATCTCGATGTCGAGCGATATTTTCCGCGTGAGTTCTGCAAGTGATTCGTAGGCGTTCGGCTGATCAATGAACCGTTGCGCGGCGGCGTCGTCCGGATTGTCGGATTTCCATCCGTTGCCCGTTATGTAGTTCACTTTTCCTTTGACAATCGCGTTGTGCTTTGCTGACTTATTGAAAAGGTCGAGCAAATAATCCGGATAGTCATTTAGCTCCCCGAACTCGATATAGCCTTGCCCCCGACGCTCCCGGTACTCCGGTTGACGCGCTTCGGCGAACCTTAACACCGCGATATTGTTCAAATATTGTTCCGTCATCGTGTTATGAATGTGTTATCCGTGTTGTAATGCGTGACCTCATAGGTATCCCCGTCCGCTTCGATAAGCGACGCAACCCCGAAGGTAAGCAAGTTGGCGGCGGCGGTGTAATCGAGATTCGAGGACGACATTTGTTCGTAAACGTAGAAATAATATTCACCGATCATTCCGCAAAAAAGTTGATTGACATCGAATGAAAATTTCCGGTACCGATCCGGATACGCGGATGTATCGTCGGACGATGTTTTCACGAACGTGATTTCCTCATTCGTCGTCCGTTGAACGAACCGGAAAAGATAGTTCGGCGATGTCAATGTCTCCGCGTCCTTTAACGGAATCAACACATCGACGACGGTTCCGAGTTTCAGATACATCATGCCATTAATTAGCAATCCTCGGCATTATTGGACATAAAAAAAGAGAGGCGTAGAAACGCCCCTCTCAAACCCATTATCCCAAAATGTATCACTATGAAACCAATCCCGAAATGATGCCACTCGACACCGTTGGAGCGAGTTCCTTTTCGCCTCCGGTGAAGGTAAGTTGATACCCGTTCCGGTCGGCTTGGGCAAGACCGGATGATGCGGTTCCGGTCGTGATGTCAAGACCATTGTATCGACCGAGTAGCCAATATACGCCGTTTTGATCCTCGACGACCGCGATCAGCGTATTTTGTGCAAGCAACAAAATTTCGTTTCTGATCGACGTACTCATTTTGTTGATCGTAACCAGTAACTCTTGATTGTAAACGACGGTGCCGTTCTCAATCGTTGACGCGATGTTTTCTGTGTAGGACGAGGTATTGCGGACGAGTTGGTATTTGTAGAACACCTTCCCGGCTCTTTTCGTGATCGCGGTAATATTTCCGCTCGATTCGGTGACGGCGGTTACATCGTTGTATCCGATAAACCACACATTCTTTATGCCACCGATGTTGTCCTTGCAGTCAAATGTGTATCCTTGTGTTAATGCGCACGGCATGATATTTATTTTTTAAGGTTAAAAAAATGCCCCGGCCGGGTGCGCAGTTCTGCGGGATGCGTGCCGGGGACTGTTTTTATCATACCTCGAATTTTACGATCTCGGAAGGGAACGCAACTTGCACACCCATCTTGAATTCGACAACAAAACGAACTTGGTCGGCTTCGCGAGCGAAGAACAACTCCCAACGGTTCTGATCCTCATCGAGCAAGTCGGTACCGATGTACATATTCGACAACCTCATGGCGTAAATGCCATTTTTGCCGTTTAGGCCGGGGGTGCCGATCACGCGGATGTCGGTTCCGGGGAGGAAGAACTCGCCGTTCGGACGCGCTTGCGTTTGATAATGGAAAAGATCGTCGTTTTTAATCTTCACGGTCAAGGTACGGAATACGTCCATCCCGCAGAAAATGACGATGTCGTCTTTGTCGATTACTTGCGCCGGGATGGCTTTGTAGATCGAATCGAAGATTGCAACCACGTTGGAGTTGGTGATTGAGGTCTCAACGCTTCCGTGATATGCGACAGAGTTCGCGTTAACGACGGAGGCTCCGGCGTCTTTGATGATCTCGCAGAAACCATCGAAACGGGAAAGGTTCGCGTCGACGCTTGTGGTGTCACCTTGCCACAATGCTTTTTCGAGTTGGCTCGCGATTTTCTCGGCTTTCCGAGTTGTGTAATCGGCGGCAAAGGCGATGGTATCGTAGCGACTTCCGGCGGGGAGTGCCTTTTGCGTGTAGTACGCTTCCAGATCCTTGGGGCAAAGTGATTCGTTAACTTTTATTTTTCCGACCGTCACTTGACGCTGCGTGATTGAGGTTGTGCCGGAGGTTGTGAAACCACATGATCCACCCGCTTGGAAAATCGCGTCGGTGTCCATGATATTGATTGTTTCTGCCGACTTCACATTTGCCATGATCGTTCCGCCCGATTGTATCAGTCCGGCAGTTTTCGGGCCGAGTACGGAGGCGGCAACCAAAAGTTGCTCATTTTGCTCAACGTAAGCGGTTAATGAACCAAGAGAAAATCCCATGTTATTGTTTTTTTACTTGTTTGAAATTTATATTTACTTTCTTTCTTTGAGTTGGTCGAAGATTGACGCAACGCGCTTCATCTTTTCCTCTTTTGTTGAGGTTGTAGCGGCGAAGGTGTTCCGAGGCTCTTGGAGCGGAGCGGCGGCGGGCATCTCGACGAGCGCAGACACTACGTCAGCCAATCCACGGAGTTTCACGTTCATCGATTCAAGTTCGGCGCGGAGTGCGTCGTTCTCGGATTTCAGCGTGTCGCGGAGTGATGCGGCGGCGGCTTCCACTTCGGCGAACTTTGCGACCATATCCTCCGGCATTTCAGCGGGAGCGGCGGGCATAGCGACCGATGTGATCACACCATTTTCGGCCACGGTGATCGTAGTGCCGTCGGCGAGTTTATGATTTCCGGCGGGAGCGGGAACGGATGAACCGTCGTCCTTCACGACGGCGACCATTCCACCGACTTCGAGTTCGGATACCATTACTTTCGTTCCGTCCTCGAGGACGTACTCTTTCGCTTCCATCTTCGCGGGAGCGGGTTCCGGCTCGGGTGACATTGCATTATCGGCGAACAATTCCCGTATTTTGTCGAGTGCTTCTTTTGCGTTCATCTTGCTTTTATTTAGTCACGTTTACGATGTGTACCATTTAGGAACGATCTTCAATAGTTCAATGGCTTTTTTTCGGATGCGAGAAATTCGCCGTTTCCGTTCGTGAAAAGGTTTTTCGCGATGTACGCTCCGAGTGCCGTCAATGCAGCCATGCCGATTGATTTCCAATCTTCACCCGTCGGAAAATGCCCGGCGGAAAGGATTGTGGAAACCATGCCCAGAACGGTCGCGAGTGCGGCGACGATTGCACCTTTTGCGAGGTCGGCCAAATTGATCGTGAAAAGTTTACTCATTGTATTTTGTTTTATTGTTGAACGGTTGCGGCTGCTCTTGTTGCACGGATAGCGCGACGGCGTGCGGCCTCTTGTAGGTTGAGATGTCTCATGGCGTAATTAGTCGCCGTGCGGTTGTGGAATGGCTTCGCGACCCATTCGCGATAATCTGCTCCGGCGATTGTGATGTTTCCGTCTGCAACGATTTGCCCAGTCGAATCGGACAATTTGTAATAAATCGTTGCGGAGGATTCGCAGTTGTCGAAGGCGATCACGACATCGATATCGTTCGCGTCGTATTGAACGCCATCGCGCCAAATTTTCACCTCCTTGATCGGACGCTTGTTCGGTCGGATAGAATCGACCGCCGTGGAATCTTGCGCGTATCCGGTGACGGAAAATAGCGCGATGAATAGGATCAGTAAATACTTCATATTTGTGTGACGGTTAAGATGACGGAAGGAATCGCGGGGCGCGACGGCGTACTTGCGGCGGCGACATAGTTAAGGAATACCCCGGTATCGGCGGAGTGCCAACATAATTCGAAATAATCTCCGGCGGAGGCTGCGACAACGAAATTCCACGCGGCAACGTGCTTTCCGTTATTTCCGACGAGCGTGGTTTGGGTGTTGCTATTTGCGACGTTGGATCCGTTTTTTTGGAGCCAAATATCGACGACATCATCTCCGGAATCGGTCTTGTCGAGTTGCGCGGAAAATTGGATGTTATAAATTCCGGCATTGGCGATCGTTACCCGTGAATTGGAAACAATCGATACTCCGGATGCTATGTCGGTCGTGTTCAACGTCATCTTGTTAACCGACGTTGCTCCCGCGTTCGTCTGGTCTTGCGTCGAATAGAACGAGCCGTAAAATGAACGTCCGTCGAATATTTCGACCGTTTGTTCGGTTATGTTGATTTCGTAACTCATGCGGGTTCGGTGACCTCCTCGACCACTTCAAATTTGCCTCCGATGTAAGTTTTATAGATCCCGGCATTTACGACGAGCATATCCCACACATAATCCCCGGCAGCGATATTTACGCGCTTGGATACTGTTACTTGGTTCGAGGATGCGCCGCCAACCGTGATCCCGTCGGCTTCGGTGATTGTTACGTCCGCCGTCGTCGATGTCGCTTTGCGCCGAATCTGAATCCGCACTTCCGCCGCCGATAAATTCACCGGGACGGAATCCTTGAAGATCGTGAACGTTGATTGCCACGTGTTCCCCTTCGTGAGTTTTATGTTGTACGTTGCCGGAAGAAAATTGCCCGCCATGTCGTTAATTAGTGGTTTGCGTAAATTGTTACCCGATGGATTCGAGGATGTCGATGATCCGCGCCATTATTTCCTCGTCCTTTGTTTCCTCGGCTCTTTCATATTGGAAAATCCCTTCGACGGAAAATCCCTTCACCTCCCCGGCTTCGACCTTCGCCCAACCTTCGTCGTCGGTGATCTTCATGGATCCGAACCACGTACCGTCCGGGAGATCCTCGTATCCCTTCATTCCACCAATTCCGCGTTCGGAATCCTTGACCCATGATTCGAACAATACCGCATCGACGCGTTGATCCTTGTCGTGTTG